GGATTCATTCTAACGTCATTACTTAAACACGCTCAGAATGATGAAGTCATCGAGTATGAAGGGGGACAGTTTGCTTTTTGCAAATCCCCAGATCCATTCGAACTCAAGAAACATTTTGAATTGTTGAGGAATCCACCCGGGCGTTTCTACTTTCTATACTTCTCGGACGACTCATGTTTAGCAATCAGGGACAAGAAAGGAGATGTTCAATGGTTCAATTTGGACATTTCTTCGTGTGATGCGTCGCACACCAAGCACTTGTTTGACACGTTGCGAGATTTAATGCCCACTGACTCGTCAAGGCATGACATGAAAGCATTGATCAAGCAGTGTAAGGCTGTATTGAGAGTGGTGTCTTATGCTAACAAAGACAACAAGATCAAATTGCGACCTGTGGAAGAACTCTTAATGACTGGAAGTACACTCACGACGGCCATCAATAACCTTGCTAACCTATTCATTGGACTTTCAATAGTTCGTGAATTTGATGCAGTGGGTGTTGGGGAGGTGAACCGTGGCATGGTGGCGTCAGCTGCCAAAGCCGGTTACATCCTCACAGGTTGTTCAGCAGTGGAATACTTTGAAGACGTACAATTCTTAAAACACTCACCCGTTCAGGATGAGAGAGGAGAATGGCACCCAATGTTGAATTTGGGTGTATTGTATCGCGCTTCAGGTACCAGCAAGGGAGACGTCCCAGGCAAGAAGACTGTCAGTCTCGAAACCCGCTGCAGAGATTTCCAACGTTCGCTCCTCCAAGGAGCTTACCCCTACTTAACTTTCGACATACTCCAATGTATGCGGAAAGAGAGTGGAGACGGGAAGTGTTATGCCGTGAAAGAGTTCGACTGGAAAGTCACTGACAACGCCAAGGATTACCCACACACATATATCCCACCTGAGAGCATCATCAGAAGGTACAGGCTGGAATGGACCGAGTACTTGGAACTGCTGGAAATGGCTACATACGGATACGGATGGTTTTTCAACAACACAGGAG